GATGCTGCGTTGCTTAGAAGTGTAGTCTGTGATGTTGAACTCAATGCAACCACTGCGGTTTTTCCTAGTATTGAGCTTACATTTACAATGTTCGGTGCAGCCATATCTTAGCCTCCTTTAACCAAAAACAATAGCCATAGCTATGGCTTTACCAGTTCCAATTCCAGCACTACCGAAAGAGATAGTACCACTACCATTTGTAACCAACGCTTGCCCGTTTGTCCCATCGGACGTAGGTAGGGTAAGAGCCGTTACAAAACTCTGTAAGTTTGCATCATAAGCCAACACGTTTGTGCCTATTGCAAGCCCTAAGTTCGATCTAGATGTTCCTGCATTCGCAACATCTGATAAATTGTTTGCAGCTAGTAAGCCGCCTGTGACAGGTACAGAAGCAAATGTTGAGGTAAGATCTACCACCGCTGCGCCTGCGCCTGCGCCATCAGCGTATATAATTGCAGACTTGCCGTTTGTTACGCTTACATTAGCACCAGACCCCTGAGAAAAGGTAGCTGTCTGACCTGAATTATTTTTTACAAGATACAATCTTTTTGAATCATTAGGTGCTATTGTAATAGTATTTGTACCAGAAGGTGAGCCGCCTAACACAAGAACATGGTACTGACCGTCTGATGCAGACCCATCTGATGTGGTCAGTGTATGCGTTGTTCCTGAGAGCGTTATATCTCCAACACCTACAGAAAGCCTGTCAATGATATCAAAGTTTGTATTTGTTGAAGTACCCCATGTTCCAGATTCATCACCTGTCGCAATCTTTTTGATACCGCCATTTGTTGTATAGGTTGCCATTTTTCCCTACCTTTACGCTGCTATTTCTGTCCAAGTTGTGTTTGGATTAGGCTGCTCCTCCGTCCATGTACTACCTGGATTTGGAGAAACACCTGTCCAACTTGTCCCTGGAGCAGGAATTATATTACCGTAAACTAACACAGATCCTACAGTTGCGCTAGTGCTTAAACCTGTAACAGTTACAGAGGATGGCGCAACGATTGTTACACTACCAACTTGACCTGTTGCAGTCATATCTCCTGCGAACACAGGAACCCTTTGAAATGTGTTGAGAGTTACCGCCCCAACACTAGCAGTTGCTGCTATTCCTGTAACCGCTACATTTGGTGCATCTCCTGAAACAGTCGGCCCTGTAACACCGCCTGTAGCCGCGAGGCCAGTAGGCGTTACATCAACCCCAACACCTTCGCTAATCGTAACAGAGCCTACACCACCTGTTGCTGCGATACCTGTTGGTGGCACATTGACACCAATTATAATGCTTGTGCCAGAGCCAACCGCAGATGTTGCAGATACGCCTGTTGTAGTTACAACAACACCGCCACCCTGAATAACAGTAGCCGTGCCGACAAAACCTTGACCCTGTAGTCCTGTAACTGGAACGTTTTGTTCTGTAACAAGGCTTACGTCACCAACGCCACCTGTAGCCGCTATGCCTGTAAGATCAACGCTGTTGTTACCTTGAACGGTAACACTGCCAAGACCTGTGGTTGCAGCTAATCCTGTAACCGATATAGATATATCTTCTCGAACAACAGCAGTGCCAACCTGACCCTGCATTGCTCCAATAGTAGATTTTTCACCGCCCCAAGCGGTTACACCAAATCCTTCTTCACCCCAACCGTTGAGAGTATGACCAACACGAACAGGGACCGCTTCACTCCAAGCGCCCTCGCTCCATGTTCCACGACCCCAACCGTTGATGTTCGCCATAGCGAAAGCCTTACGCTATACGGATAATCGCGTTAGATGCGTCAGCCGTTGGGAAAACAATCTGAAAGTCGCCAGATGTAGAAGCCTTATCTGAACCAAAGTCTAACACAACCACTGTGTTTGTTGTGCCAGAACCGCCTGCTGTTTGCGTATTATAAATCAACGCACCACGAGCAGTAATTGTTGCAGATGTATATGTCTTGTCTGCAAAATCTGTAAGAGCAGTAGTTCCAGAGGTTGTTGGTGTTACGTTGGTTAACGCCCCTCCACCCGCTGCATACGAGCCAGAGTTACCCACTTCGTTTGATGAAGTGTATGCTGTAGTAGCAGCAGTGAACGAAGCACTGTTAGTATATAAAGCAAGTTTGTAAATGTCTTGCCCATTAGTAAAATCGTGTTTACCTTCCAAAAGTTCTTTTTTGAAAGAAGTACACATTGCGTTTCCAGTAAAGGCCATGTCAAAGTCTCCTTATAAGTTCAGCCAGTTGGGGATGACCCGCATCCTTAATTGCATTATACACGGTTGTGCGGTCACTACGAATAGCCTGTCTCATATAATATGCAACAAGCTTTTCAACGTGCTTTGAGAAAGCACGAGCTTGGTCCCGTATGCCTGGGTGAGCAGAATCCGAAACCGAAATAATTTTTTCAACGCATTGTTCAGATAATTCTTCAGGAGTAAATCCCCTGTTTTCCGTGGTTCTAACTCCAACCACAGGTTCATCTTTTGGTACGCTTATATCTATTTTAAACATTATTGTTTTGCCCTAATTACTTTTCCTGTGCGATATTCGTCCGTAGTTTCTTTTGCTTCTCCAAGCATTTTTAAACCAGATAAAGATTCTGTAAACCTTTTATCGTAATATGCCATCATATCTTGTTCGCCCTTCATAAAGATATAAGCTTCTACAAGTGCTCCATAGAGAAGTGATAATTCTGCGTTTTGACTTAACCATGTTGTTCCACTTCCTGAACCCGCAGTCAAACTTGCAGGACGATAAAAATAATGAAGCTCTGCGGTAAACGTGGTATTTGGAGTTGGTGCTAAAATAAAATTATCTACATCAAAAACAGCATAATATCTTGGCGAACCAGTAGTCGTAGCATCTGGTGTATAAGTCTGAATAAAACTTGGATCTTTGAAATCTATAAAGAACTTATCTCCATCTGTTCCTGCAAGACTTAAAGAAAAAGGAGCTAGAAAGTCGCTAGGACAAGCTAAAAATTTATTACTAGCCGTGCATGACGCTGTTGCATTTTTGCGAAACAAACTTAATTGTACGCTTTTCAGTATTCTTTCTTCAGCCTGTCTTATAAATAATGAAAGATTATTGACGAAAGTTGTTTCATCATTTTCCGTATAATCTTGAATAGCTGTTTTAAGTTGATCGTATGTAAAGCTCATGTCATCACACTATTGTTATGTTTCCTACCATAGCACTATGATTAGTGCATTGATATACTAGAGAAGTATCACTTGGTTCATGCGGCACAATAAATTGGGTTAGTCCTGTTGTTGAATTATAATTATCAGTTACACCTGTCGTAAAAGCTGAACCCCCATTTGATGTTCTAATTTGTAATGGATGGCTACCTACATTTGCCGTGTTATCTATAAGATAAGTGTGACCTTTATAGAAAGTAAAGTTTGGATTGTTACCCGCAGTAGCTCCAGGGCCAGTAAAAGTATAAGCAGATGAACCTGTTGTACCTGCTGTATACTTAGTTACAGGGCCAGTTGTCTCATCATTCAGTCGAATCCATGCTCCACCGTGTGCAAAATATAAGCCTCCAGTAGCATGCACATGTGCCACAGCGCCGTGGTATGTCGATGCACTTGGCAAGTCACTTAAAGCACCGTAATAAAATACGATTTTGTTCGCGCCAGAGCTTACATTTATAAGGCCATTGGAATCTATTATATCAGTAAGAACATTAGAACTGTTACCTAATGCAGCATAAATCTCATTAAAGTTGTCATTTATTTTATCCGCACCTACACGAAGGGTGTCCCCTGTTCCGTCATTTGCAGATGAGCCAATACCTACTGTTTGTTTTGCCATCTTTTATCCCTCGTCAAATGTCTGTGATGTTGAGTCTAATGTAACTGATGTACTATCAAAAGTAGCTGCATCGTCTATAATAGTGACACTACCAACGGTACCTGTTCCTGCCAATCCTGTGACAATTACAATTTCATTTCCTGTGTCTGAGAAACTTATAGTTACTGAACCGACCTGTCCTTCAGCAACTAAATTATTTGTAGGCGTTATTCCTGGTATGTCTTTAAAACCAACAGGATCATAACCGTATTGTATGTCTCTTTGTTCATCTAAATCTTGTTCGGGTCTAGGATCTTTTAACGCTTGAGGATCAGGAACAGCCCTTAGTGGTTGTAATTGAGGGTGTTTTTCTTCCCATTCATCTCTACCAACAAGCAAACCATTCCATTCTTTACGCATATCTTTTAACCGATATCTGAATCCAGATCGGTCTGATATGCCAAAAGCATGTTTTCCTGTTGCAAATTTAGACAATACGATAGTTTCCTAAACTTGGTGTAATTTGAAAAGAAGCACGATCTCTATCTTCATCAATCGCTCTTCTCATTTCTTCTTCATATACTGCTTTTAACATCTGCACACGCTCTGGAGCACGTTTCAAAGCAATATAATAAGCCAAACCTGCTGATAAACATGGATAAAACCTAAAAGGTATATCCATTGTGTTAACTTGGGCATCAGCATCATCTATTCTTGTTAAACAGTCATAAACCAAAATATCTGTACTATTTTCGGGCAAAGGCCATATTTTCAAATTGGGCGTTAATTGCCTGTCTAAAAAG